TCACGCCCGGCGCCATTGTCCATCGCCGTCGTCAGCAGCAGTGCCGACGGCATCACCAGGCACACCGGTGCCCAGTACCCGGCCAATCGGTGGACCGAGGAGCGCGAAGAGGCAGAGCGACAGCGCCGCGCCCGGCAGCGCCCGCCCAAACCCACCAAGGCAGCGCGCACCAGGTCGCGCAAGCTGCTTGAGATGATCGGCGAGGACCTGGACACATAGTGCGCTGAACAATGGCCAAGGCGAACAAGACCAGTGCCGCGCATGCGCGCGGTACAGAACACCGCGAGCGCGCGCTGCAGCTGCGTCGGTCAGGCTACGGCTATCGCTCCATCGCCGAGCAACTTGGCCTGAGCAAGACGCGCGCGCATCAGCTAGTGCAGGAGGGCCTCGAAAGCGCTAAGGATCAGATCGTGGCTCATGCCGATGCGCTGCGCACTGAGGAGGTGTCGCGGCTCGACGGCATGCTGCGGAAGGCGTACAAGGCGGCTGAGGGAGGCGACTTGCAGGCCATCGACCGCGTGTTGAAGATCGGCGAGCGCCGCGCCAAGCTGCTCGGCCTCGATGCCCCGGTGCGCACCGCTCTGCAAGGCGGCGGCGACGACGCGCCGCCGATCACGACAGTGACCGAAGCCAAGGTCACGTTCTACATGCCAGACAACGGACGTGGCTGAGGCCCTGGCGATCCGGCCCCAGGCCGGGCCGCAAGAGCAGTTCCTCGCCTCGCCGGCCGACATCGTCATCTACGGCGGTGCCGCCGGCGGCGGCAAGTCCTGGGGTCTCCTCATGGAGCCCATCAGGCACGTAACGACGAACCGCCAGTTCGCGGCCGTGTTCTTTCGCCGCAATACCACGCAGATTCGCAACCCGGGCGGCCTGTGGGACGAGAGCCGCACCCTGTACCCGCTGCTCGGCGCGAGGCCGGCTAAGGCGGTGCTCGAGTGGCGCTGGCCATTCGGCGGCCTGGTGAAGATGGCGCACCTCGAGCACGAGAGCACCGTCTACGACTGGCAAGGGGCGCAGATCCCGCTCATCGGGTTCGACGAGCTCACGCACTTCACGAAGGCGCAGTTCTTCTACATGCTGAGCCGCAATAGGTCTACTTGCGGCGTTAGGCCATACATGCGGGCGACGACGAACCCAGATGCCGACTCTTGGGTCAAGGAGCTGATCGCTTGGTGGATCGACGATGCGACTGGCCTCGCCATCCCGGAACGGTCTGGCGTCATCCGCTGGTTCGTGCGCGTCAACGACGCCATCGTGTGGGCCGACACGGCAGACGAGCTGCGCGAGCGCCACGGCGCTGACGTTGAGCCGAAGTCGCTGACCTTCATCGCGGCGAAGCTGGAGGACAACAAGATCCTGCAACAGAAGGACCCGGGCTACCGGGCAAACCTCATGGCGCAGAGTGCGGTCGAGCGCGCCCGCCTCCACGACGGCAACTGGAAGATTCGGCCGGCCGCTGGCCTCTACTTTCAGCGCACCTGGGTCAAGGTCGTGGATGCTGCGCCGACGGACCTCGAGGTGGTGCGCTACTGGGACCTGGCGGCCACCGAGAAGGTCGAGGGCAACGATCCAGACTGGACGGTGGGCGTCAAGCTCGGACGCTCGCGATCGACGCAGCGCTACATCGTGCTGCACGCAGTGCGCCTGCGAGAGGGCCCGCACAAGGTGCGCACCGCGATCGCGAACACGGCGGCGGCCGACGGCCGTGGCGTGCACATCCGCTTGCCGCAGGACCCGGCCCAGGCTGGCAAAGACCAGGCGCAGAGCTACGTCACCTTGCTGTCAGGGTACTCGGTGCGCACGCGCAGCGAGAGCGGCGACAAGACCGTGCGCTTCGGCCCGTTCAGCGCGCAATGCGAGGCCGGCAACATCGACTTCATGCGCGGCGACTGGAACACGGTCGTCTTCGACTCGCTCGAGGCCTTCCCCGAAGGCACCCACGACGACGACGTGGATGCGTGCAGCGGAGCCTTCGCGCACTTCGTGGCGCCGGCGGCAGGCTTCCTGTAGCCCCGCGAAGCGTTACATTTTGGCGCACAAAAAGTGCTTGCGCTCCCCGAAGTTTATGGCGTACATTATCGGTCATGGGCAGCGCGGTGCTGACCAGCAACCCGGAGAATCCAAGTGTCCTACGAAATCAGCCGTCAAGCAGTTCAAGCCCGCGTCAACCTGTGGGCGCAAGAATCGGCGGTCCATTTCTGCCGACTCGCGAAGGAAGGTGCCGAGTTCACGAACGTCACGTATCCGACTGGGCTGCGCACCGTGGTCGCCGAAGCGCGTGGAGAGAAGGCTGAAGTGAAGCTTGGGGTTGCCAAGCGCCTGCGCGCGTGCGGGTACATGATCATCTGATCTAACGGCCACCCCCCAGCAACCCGGAGAGACACCATGACGACCAAGCGCTATTTCGATGCCGAGCGGGCATGCGACTATCCCGACATCGACGAGTTCGAGAACAGCTACGAGTCTCCGGAGGGCGGCCTCCTGCAAAACTTGCCACATGACGATGATGAGCGGTGGCTGAAGTGCGAGCTCGCGAGTCCGTTCTTCTATGACGGAGACTGAGCGTGCGCGCCACCAAAGCCCAGCTAGCCCACCGGGCCCGCATCCACGGGCCGGCGATGGAGGCGGCCGGCGGCGGGCCGAAGAAGTTGGGGCGGCCTGCGCTGCCGCCCGAGCAGAAGCGCTCCGCGCGCCTGAGCATGCGGACCTATCAGGACGTGGCCGACAAGGCCGCTCGCGTCGGCACGGCGGCTGTCGAAGCCGCGATCCGGCGCATCAAGGAGCCGGTGTGAGCGTGAGGCCGTGCCCGTAGCATGCGGGCATGGCAACCCGGCAGCCTGACCTCTTCGCCACTGGCGCGTTCGTGCGCGCCGCGGACGCCCCAGGCCCAGGGCAGCAGTGGCCGCAGCAGCAGCGCGGCGCCACCGTCACGGTCAACGCGACGGACTACATCCTTCGCGAGCTGAGCCGCGCCCGCGAGCTCAACGTCTCGGGCATGTTCGGCGCGCTCGACAACAAGCGCCCGCGCGCGTGGGAGCAATACGGCTACCCGGACACGATCAGCTTCGCTGCGCTGCTGTCGGCCTACGAGCGCGGCGGCGCGGCGCACGGCGCGGTGCACCGCATCCTCGACAAGTGTTGGCAGTCGCTGCCGAGGATCAAGCAGCCCGAGGCGGACGAGGAGACGCCCTGGGAAGCGGGCGTCGCGAAGGTCTTCCGCGGCGCGAAGGTCTGGCGCGCGCTGCGCGACCTTGACCGGCGCAACATGGTCGGGCGCTACGCCGCGGTGATCTACCGCGTCGCCGACGGCAGGCCGCTGCGCGAGCCGCTCGTGCGAGCCCGCAGCCTCGTCGGCCTCGTGCCGGTCTACGAGGATCAGCTCAAGGTCGCGCAGTGGGACAGTGACACCGAGTCGCCGACCTACGGGCAGCCGACGATGTTTCAGTACCAGTCGCGGCCGCCTGGCCAGCAGGACACGCAGGGCAAGCCACTCGAGTGGGCGGACGTGCACCCAAGCCGCGTGCAGATCCTCGCCGAGGGCAGCGTCGGTGACTTTTTCGATGGGGTGCCGCTGCTGCGCGCCGGCTTCAACGCGCTCATCGACCTCGAGAAGGTCGCCGGCGGAAGCGGCGAGTCGTTCCTCAAGAACTCAGCGCGCACGATCACGTTCAAATACGACGCGAACTCGGACATCCAGCGCATCGCGGCCAACCCCGGCGAGGCCCTGCCGACCGGCACCGACATCAAGAGCGCGATCGAACTGAAGGGCCGCGACCTGAACCGCAACATCGACACCACGGTGGTGACGCAGGGCGGCGAGGTCGGCACGCTGCAAACCACGGTTGCGGACCCGCAACCGAGCTTCCAGGTTGCGGCCAACATCTTCGCGGCATCGGTGCAGATCCCGTTCACGATCCTGTTCGGGCAGCAGACCGGGCGCCTCGCGAGCGACGAGGACCGCAAGGACTTTCACGAGCGGTGCGCATCGCGGCGGGCCAACGAGCTCACGCCGCTGCTCGAAGAGTTCGTGCAACGCATGCAGGCCGCGGGGATCATCGAGCAGGGTGACTTCGAGGTCGAGTGGGAGCCGCTCGACTCGCCGGGCGACGACGACAAAGCGGCGCTGCTGGGCAAGATGACGGCGTCCATGCAGCAGGCCTCGTCGGCGGGCCTCAGCGAGCCGTTGTTCGACTCGAACGAGCTGCGCGGGGTGATGGACTTCGAGCCGCGCTCAGAGGACGGCATGCCGGCCGAGGGCGACCTCACGCCCGAGGAGCAGGCCGCTGCGGATGCAGCTGCTGCGGTCGCCGCCGCGGCAGGCCAGCGCGCGCCGGCGCCGAAGCCCGCGCTGAGGGCCGCAGCATGAGCGCCTTGATCCTTGCGATCATCGCCATCGTACTGCCGGGCGTCGCCATCCTGTTCGGCGTCGTGGCGCTGCACTCGCAGCGCAAGACGAAGGCCGCCCTGTCCGCTACCCGCCAAGCGCTGAGCGTCCTTCGCGGCGAGATGCAGGCCCTCGAGATCGAGCGCGGGCGACTCGAAGTCGAAGCGCGCCG